TTTATTTTGAACGCTCTTAACTTTTAAAGTTTTATTGTGAATTTATTATTATTTTATATATTAAAATGATTGATATTGACACAATTATTTTGGTTTGTGCAATTTTGTTAATTTGTTGTGTTGCTTTTGTTATGCTTTTAGCAGAGATTAAGACATCTGTTGAAGCAGTTAAAACACAAGTGACCAATGATTTATCTGTGGTTCAACATCAAGTTATGGTTAATGTGAAACAGCAAGTACGTGAAGTGAAGGAAGAAATTAAAGATCAAGTTACAATAGTGAAAAATGATTTTGAAGAAGTCAGTGGTTACGCTAAATACGTAGTGTGTTTAATAGGGTTGTATGCCGTTCTTAAACGCTTCTACAGATCTTCCGTTGATCAAGCTGAGAGCTTATCTTCCTCTGCCAAGCAGAAATACAGAGACATAAGTGAATTTTGTGATTTAGTTATTGTTTGTGTTGTTTCATATTTTTACTTTAATCAAGGTTTGCTTAAAGGTTCTCAAATATATAAACAAATTCAAACAGGTTTACAATTTTTTGGAACATGTTTGGGCGCGTTTGCCTTTATTGGAAAATTTTTTTCTGATAAGGATAGTTTAACAGATCGTGTTATAGCTGAATGTAATGTTGTTCGATCAAAATTTGAATCTTTGTCATCACTCGATTTTGTTCAAGGTAAGACTGGTTCATGTTCTTGTAAAGATGGTGCTTGTCACAAGTGTGTTGCTTGTGATCCAGATTGGCGCTCAAAAGATCGAACTAGCCCTAAGATTCAAGAAATCACTGCATGTAAAAAATGTGTTGATGGTTCATGTGATGATTGTTCTGCGCGTATATTGCACGCTCATAATTGGTGCAGTGTTTGTGAAGAAAATCATGTTGATGGAGAAAGTGATAAATGTTCTAAATGTTTGAAAATGGCAGAAACTCTTAAAACTGTTAATTCTAACGCTGATCAAAGTGAGGGTGTTGAGTTAAAAAGCCAATTCTCGCCTCCTGTTCAAGAAGACACTAGGAAGATGATGTTGGAGGCTTCTCGGTCATTAATATTTATGATGGTTAACAGTCAGATTCATTCTCTGAATAATAGAGAAGGTAAAGCTGGCAATATTGATAAAGGGTGTCCTCATTGTCATGGCAATCATCGAAGTAGTTGTCCTACGGCTCATCTAGTTGGTGACTGTGTACAACTACCGGAGTATTATAGTCTTAATCGTATGGTTTCTTCTATCAAACATAATTTGCATATTGAAATGGATAGAACACTCTTTCATCCAAAATACAAAGGTAATGGTACTAATTATTACAAGTGGTTGTGGCAAACTAAACCTGATGGTGATGATGATTTTGATATGTTAATTTATATGAAAAGTATGATAACTAGAGAATCATCATTATTTGGTTTGATTAGTGAGTCTCGATCATGTTTATATTTGTGTTATGAATTGATAGGTAAACCTGAGCCTTGTCTTCAGTGTTCTGGTCAATGTCCAAAATCTCATTGTTTATATTTAAAACGTAGAGAAAAGGAAAAGATTAAGTTTATCTTTGCTGATATTATTAATTGGCGGTGGTTACCTCAAGCTTCTTCTGTAGTGATTATAACAATGATTTTGTTTGCAGTTGCATTGTTTAGAACAATGTCTCGTAATAAATTGAAAATATGTCATTATGGTAGTAAATGCAGAACAAAGGACTGTCAATTTTATCATCCTAAAGATGAGAAAAAAGAAGAAACTTCTGAAGGAAAGAAAATTTCTCTCGAACCACCACTTTATGTGTGTGTGATTTGTAAAGAAGAGAGTAATTTTCTTATTCGTGGTATGTGCTCACAGTGCAATAATGCACAAGTTAAATTTAAATGTGATATATGTCACAAATCTTGTCGTGGATATTTTTATGATGGATTATGTGCTGAATGTTGGGACACAGAATTTGTGTGTCATTGCCCAAATTGCATTAATGATCCAGAGAATTCACGAAATTGCTCTGAAGGAAAAAAGAAAAGTAAGCAAAAGAAAATAGCAATTAAATCAAAGATGGCAACTTTAAAATCAAAACCTGTGCATGTTAATTATAATCCTAATAATAATCCTTCTTCTGAAGTTGATGAAATTGATGAGTGGAAAGATAGTCGTTATCGTGAGGAGTTGGATGCTCAAGAGCAAAAGAATTCCGATACCTATTATTCAAATGAGCCACCTCAAGAATTTTTTCAGCAAACACATAATGAAGATTATAGTGAAGTTAAACCTCGGAAGCGCAATCAACCGAAAATGACAAATGTGTGTAAAAACACATTAGCTGGAGTTGATTGTGATGATAAAGATTGTTCTTCATGGCATCCGGCTGGCAAGAGGAAAATTTGTCGGGATGATAATTGTCATTTAGGGTTATATTGTACAAATTTTCATCCTCTAGCTAAAGTTAATGCTGACACGATTAGAAAATTAACTGAAAGGACTGCAAAACTGGAAAGTAACTATAATAATATTTATGAAATATTAACCGAGAAGACTGATGATGATAGTGACCATAAAGGTCAGATTTTTAACACTCAGCATGTTGCTGATGAAATAAAAGCTTATCGTCAAAAGAAAAATAAGAAAGAAGGTAAAACTGTTACTTGGCAAGTCAAAAATGCAGTTCCTCAAAATGAGGAAAACTTTGATAAGATTATTAAAGATCATTTAGCGTTGTGTGTTCCTAGTAAAGAAAAACCTGCAGAAGGTGATGATACTGTTTACAAGCGTAAATTAGTTTATAGTAAGAAAAATTCTGCTCAGGCTGAAAGTTTACTTGGTGGTTCACAACTTGTTGGCATTTCTAAAGTTTGGGAAGCCTTAGGTCGTGTTATTGTTCATTTTGATGATGGTAACTTTAATGAACAAAATGCTCACTATAGACAAAATAAATGGTTTTTTAATAAACATTCTTTGTATGGTGGTAATGCAAGTATAACTAAATTTACTTTACGTAATCTTAAGCAAGGTAACATTATTGAAACTACTTACACACCTAAAATGGTTAAAACGTGTAATACTCTTGATGATGATGTTTATCTTCCAGCTCAAGCGGGACATAATGAAGGTGCTAATATAACATTTCATACTTATGATCCACAGCGGCAAGGTATTGGTCATCAAATAATGTTTATGGGGTTAGATAGTAAAATGCAAGGTGTGTGCTCTTTTGGTAAAGTTGATTCTACATTAGTTGAATGTCAAATTTATCATGAAGATGATAATAGTTTCAATGTTCGTGAAGTTAAACACACTTGCCCAACTGTAGCAGGAGATTGTGGTGGTTTATTAATCGATAAATTCGGCACAGCCTTTGGTTTTCATGTTTCGGGCGCCAAAACTCATAACGGTTTAATTCCCTTTAATTCCAAGTTTATTGCAGGTTTGACAACTGATTTACCTATTTTGTCAACTGAAAAAAACTTGTAATTGGGGACTCTGATTTTTCATATTTAACAGAGTTCCGTAGTCAAGTTAAAAATTTACCTCCTCCAGAACATTTACAAAACATGTTTGAAGGTAATTTGCAATATATTGGACGGTTGCCCATTTTTTCTAAGTATAAATCACATACTGAACCGCAAATTGTTAAAATTTTTAAAGATCGCTACAATTTGCAATGGTCAGGTTATAAGAGAACAAACTTAAAGTTAAAACAGATTGTTTCTGGTTTGAAAAAGTTTGATGTTGAACAACCTACTGGTTTTTGCCCGCATGCGTGGGATTTATCTTATGAATGGATGGAAAAACATTTTAAACCGGCTATGGGAAACAGTAAGCTAGCAACTTGGGATGAAGTGCTAGCTGAGTTAAATATGCAATCATCTTCTGGTTATCCATACAAAAATCATTTTCCAAAGAAAAAAGATGTACCTAAACAGGTATATGATGATATTATTGATCTTTGGGAAGTGTTTCATAAAAAAGAAAATAACCATGCTTTCATTTTTCTTGCTTCTTTGAAGGATGAAAATCGTGCATTGGATAAACTCGACCAACCTCGTGTGTTTGAAGCAGCTCCATTATGTCATAATATGTTTGGATTAAAGCTGTGGTTGCACATGAATAAGAAACTGTTTAAATCAGAAACTGACAGCTTTGTTGGTAAGCCTATTCAGTATGGTCATTGGCATAATTTGGCAGAACGAATTAATAAGTTTCCAGATCATGTTTTTTCTTTTGATATGAAAAGGTTTGACACTACATTAGCAGCTCGTTTATTATGGGATCAATATAAATTTCGTGTTTCCTGCTTAGTTGATATAAGTGAGGAAGATAAAGTAAGAGCTTTAAAATGGTATGATGCGTTAATTAATGCATATATTGTTTTTGCTGCTGAAATTGACAAAGACGATTTTTCATCTCATGCTGTATTATTTCGCAAATTCTCTGGAAACCCTAGTGGAGTTTTCACGACTATTACTGATAATACTTGCATTTTATGGCGTGCTAATGCTTATTCTTTCATACGTTCTTGTCACGAAGCTGGGGTTGTCCCATCTTATCATTATTATCAGGCAAACACTGAGAAAGCGATGGTGGGTGATGACAATTTAACTGGCGCTAGTGATGAGATTTTACCGCTTCATAACCCAACTAATATAATAAAGTACACGGCTGAATTAGGTATGACAGCTACTAGTGCTACAGGCTTAAGAACTGATACCACGCTGAAGGACATAGATTTTTTATCTATGAAATTCAAACGTTTCAAAGGTTATTATGTTCCAGAACCTGAGTACGATAAAGTTATGTGTAGTTTAGAGTGTCGGTCGAGTGATGAAGATGTTCGTTGGATTCTCTATCGCGCATTTGCTCTTCGCGTTCAAAGTTATTTTAATAAGAAATGTCGCGATACGTTATCACAATTTATTCATTGGGCTATGGATGAGTATTCTGAGCAGTTGAAAGGTGCTCATCGTGATGTTGAATGGGTGAACATGTATAAAAGTTATAAAACTGATACTGAGATTGAGCGTATGTACATTGGTTGGGAAAGCAATACTGTTGAAAAACAGTATGCTCAGTCTAAACGTTATTCACAAAATTTCGCACGAGAAGGTATGTCTTCTTTAGATTTGTATCGTAAACGTGCTTTGTGTAATACTGATAGTATAAGATTGGAACATTCTTTTGATCGCGAGCAAACCTTGCGGTGGTTAGATCGTGACAGTCGTATGAGATTTCAGTACGAGCTCGATATTATGAATGAAGATCTAAAATACAATGGTTGCATTGTTTATGATGATGACAACTATGTGTTTCCTTTTGATAATCTTAATTCGACAGAAATTGTGAATAACTTTGCACAATATGATTTTTGCTTTCATAAGTTAAATCATTTTGTTGCAGTTTCAGTCTTATCCCGTAGTCACGCATATCACATGTTGTTAAACTTTCAACATATGTCTATTATGCGACGTTGCATGTTTACTCTTATTCATGTTGAATCTGGCGAACAACATGATCTTAGCTTTTACTCGCATTCTCCTCAGTATCAGGAATTAAAACGGTTTAATTAAATAGCTAGCCGTTTTAAATAAGTTTAAATTAAATTTTTGTTAAATTATTAAATTCATGTCTGATACTATATATATAGAAAAAGTATATTTTGGAGGAAAAAAGATAATAGAACCACAAATATTAGAATGCCTAAAACAAAGAGCAAAGCTAAGACAAAAGAAGTTAAAGCTCTTAAGCAAGCTGTCAAAGCAGAAGCTAAAGTGCTTAAACATGCAACAAAAGCAGCTAAATCTAAAAGACCAAAAAGGAAAGGAAAACTTGCACCCGGAATGGTTAAAGGACACGGCGGTTACTGGGGTAATTTATTAGGTACCTTAGCAGGATCACTAGTTGGTCAACCTGAACTGGGTGGACGTATTGGTGATGTTGCAGGTGATGTTGTTTCAAAAATTTTTGGTCATGGAGATTATACTCTTAAACATAATTCATTGTTAAAACCAATGGATGTTATGGGTAATTCTCCGCCTGTATTTTCTAGTCAAACTAACTGTAGAATAAAACACAAAGAGTTTTTGTGTAATATTTATGCATCTAGTTCAATGCAAATACAAGCTTTTAATGTTAATCCTGGTTTGTTACAAACATTTCCATGGTTATCGAATTTAGCAGCTAATTTTCAGCAGTATAAAATGCATGGTATGTTGTTTTGCTTTCAAGAGCGTGCATCCATGACGTCTGCTGCTGTTGGGTTGGGTACAGTAGTTATAGCTACAAATTATGATACTACTGCTCCCGCATTTCAAAATTCTTGGGAAGCTCGTAACGCTCAATATGCCACTTCTACTGCGCCAACAGTTAGTGCTATTCATGGTATTGAGTGTGCTAAATCTCAAAATCCGGTTAATGAATTTTATATTCGCACTGGGCCTGTTAGGACAGGTACTGATCAACGTTTAGATGATCTTTGTACCACTTATGTCATTAATGAAGGTCAAACCGGAACTGGTATAATTGGTGAAATTTGGGTTACTTACGATATTGAATTGATGAAGCCGCGTATGATTGCTGAATTAGGTGGCGATGCTCTTGATACTCATTATTCATTAAGTAATACAACTGGTGCTGATCCACTTGGTAGTGTAACACCTTCCTATCTTGCTGGCCCGTTAAACGTTACATTTACACCCTATAATAGTGGAACAACGCGCACGTTAACATTAAATGGTATTCAAGAAGGATTGTATTTGTTTACTTTCAATTGGATATTATCCGCTGGTGCAGCTTCTAATCCTGGAACTGTGCTAACCGGAGCAGTGTTTACAAATTGTGCATTGTTTAGTTATTTTGGGAATGGAACGTTAAGTAGTGTTTCTAGTTTTAATAATGCTACAGAATCATTAGAAGCAATCTTATTATTTTGTATTAAAGTTACTGGTCAAAATCCTACTATTCAATTACATGCTCCATCACCAACTTTCACAACTGCTTGGAATGCTGATATGATTATTTCAGTTGTTACTACACCTGGTGTGCAGTCTCAAATGGAACAATCTATTGATGATCGCATTTTAAGTTTGGAACAAACAATCAATAAGTTAAGTGTAAAAACTTTGCTTATTGAAGATGATAAAGCTGAACGGCTTTTTCGTCCTAGGAAAATCAATTTATTAAGTAGCATAGATGAGAAGAAAGAAATTGATTCTAAAGATCATAATGCATTTATGCATGCTACTAATGGTAATATATATTATAATAAACGTGAATTTGCTCAGTGGGCTACAAAAGTATCTAAAAGTCTTTTGCAGTACCATGCAAATAGAAGTTCACTCTTGCAAGAATTATATTTATGTAAGAGTAGATACTCTACATCTGTTAATCATCCTGATAAGTGGTTTAAAGTTGGTTCTAATGAACTTATGACCTTAACAACTTTCCTTGATATTAAAGATAATTCTGCAGTAGATTCACAATCTTTGCTCGCATTTAAAGTTGTTATCAATAATTTATTGGAAAACATCTATGGTGCGCCTGAAGATAGTGATGATACGGATGAAATTATAGAAGTTAAACAGGAGGATGAAACAACTGAGTGACTTACGTATGTTTATTAGCTGGTCCATATTGATTTGTGTTCTAAAAACTTGTTATAGCCGAGTCTTAACGGACGTAACTTGTTTCTTAGATTGTTTGTTTGTTTATAAAACTTTTTATTGATGGTTATGCAAAATTATTTGGTAGAAACGGTAGTCTGAAGAGCTGAGAAATCAGTAGTATAAAACGACTTTAAATTCTTGCAGTGTCCACGCCTACACGTCAATGATAAATACTTGAATGGTTTTCTTTTTATTTACATATCAAGTAGGTTTTTGTTTTTGTTTTATGTGTGTTTTGTTAATCTGTTTAGTAATGACACATTGAGGGGTATTGGCCTACTCAAGTGCTCCTTCGGGATATGAAAGACAGAATTGCATTTTGTGCTCAAGTAGATGTACGCTTTCATGGTTTGGAACTACTTGTCTTTTTTCG